GGAATCGCCGCGCTTCGCCCGGCCCTTACGAGTGTGGACCGGTTCGCCCGGCTCTGCTGACCGTTTCGATCGCGTAATGAACCGCCTGGCCGTCGAGCGGATCGCGGCGGCCGTGTGGCTGATCGAGCGAAACAGCCCCTTTTCCGCCAGCCGCTCGAGGTTGCGGGTCATTTCGCGTTCGAGTTTCACTTGGAATCCGATCATGCGATCTCAGTGATGGTGCGGTACTGCACGCGAACCAGGCCGGTGAATTGGGACCACTCGTCAAAATGCTTGGCCAGCACGTCGGCCCGGACCTCCGGGTCGTCCGGCATCATCGCGCTGACGTCCAGGTCGAGATCGGTCAATCTGGCATTCGAAAAACACCAGGCGACAATCTCCTGCATGAGATAGCGGTAGGCGTCGACCGCCGCCTCGGTGACCAGGCCGGTATCGCCATCGCGGTCCGACGGGCCGAAGCGGTAGCGGACGCCGATGTCGACGATGTGCGTCCACTGGATCGAGCCACGCGTCTCCCATTCGGTCAGGGACCGGACTGGCGCGACGTCTACATGGAGCGTGTCGGCGTCCTCGAGCTGCAGGCGCACGCCGTAACCGACCGCGGCGGTGAAGTCCTTCGAGAAGGATTCCGCGTTGAGTCCGGCGACGATCGCCGCGGCGAGTTTTCCGCCTTCGCTGTCCATGTCATTTCCCGAGAAATGCTACGGGTCGATGTGTTTCGCGTGGATCCGCCACTCGTCTCCGCTGGTGTCGCCCCACTCGCAGACGCGGCCGCTGGGAATCGGTAGCACCTCGTACGTGTGGACGGTCCCGTCGATTGTCCGTTTAATCCGGTCGCCTTTTCGCGGCTCCACTGCGCCGCCACCGAAATCGTAGTCATCCATGTCGAGCACGAAATCCGTGAACACCCACGTGGTCGCAAATCCGTCCTCGTCTTCGCCTTGGTACTCCTGCGTGAATACCTGAGCCGTGACGCCTTCGACCTCTGTCGCCCCACGCTGCAGCGTGACCTGCTCGCCGAAAGCCTCGGCGAGCAGGTCGTTGGCGGCGGCGAAATCGGCATCAAAGGTCATGATGGCTCACACTCACGCAACGTCGGTGGTTCGCAGAACCATCCGATGAAGCTGGTAAGTTCCAGCCGTGTCGTTCGCCGACTTTTCGATGTGCCACAGGGCCTTCAGTGGACCCGTTGCGTCCTCGAGCGTGAAGGTGGTGGAGTCAAGCACCAGCACGCCATCCACGTACATCTGGATGTCGGACAGGTCGCGTGCGTCGATCCACACCTCTTTCGGCGTGCCGGCGACGAGGTCAACGGTGGTGTCCGTTGCGGCAACCTCGGTCGTCCCATCGTCGCTTTCGGCGTCGAGATTCAGGTCGGCACCGGAATCGTTGTGGAAGAAGCACGACTCGGTAATGGAATCAGCATCGCTGGCGTGCGTGTCGTTCGCCAGGCCGACGTTCAGGTCGGCAACGTCCGCATCCGCAGCGGTGACGACCTCGAAGATGGCCTCGAAGATCATCTTTTGCGTCACAGGCACCGACACCTTGGACAGGATGTCCGCCTTTTCCGCTTCCGCGTTGGTGGAAAACGAAAACTCGGCTGTGCCGGCCCGCGTCTTCAGGTCGGTGGTCCCTGTGGTCTGGACGATCGCGGTGTCCGCAGCTCCCGTGTGCATGTCCCACACGGTGCGCTGAGCGACGTTGATGTCGACAACGCAAGTCGTGTCCGAACTGGCCGCGTCGCCGACGAACACGCCGGCATAGACGTTATCGGCGCTCTCGGTCTGCAACGGCGTGATTGTGCCGGCCGACTTGTCGAAGTAAGCACGACCGCCGTCAAGACAGACGACGTCGGCAGTCTTCGCCATGGTGAACTGGCCGGCAGTGAGCAACGTCGCCGGATCGCCGGAATCGATCCCGGCAAGACCGGCAGTGACACCAATCCGCCCATCGGGCAACTGGATGACCTCGCCAGCGTCAAGCGCCTCCGGTGCGGTCACGTCGATCGCATTCGCGTTCGCGTCCTTGTAAAGAGTGGCTTCCGCCATGGTAATTCTCCAATTCAAAAAACGTGTGAAACAACCGAGACCGGCATTGCTACCGGATCAGCATCAACCGGCGCCGGTCGACTTGTACCAGGTCTTCCACTCAGTGAAGGCCACGCCGAGGTCCATGTTGATGTCCCACCCCAGGCCCCATTGGCCCTCGGTGAGCGCGAACGACCGCATGGCCGGCTGCCGGTTCGTGCCGCGGCGGTAGGCGACACGGAGGCCGCGTCGACCACCCTGCGTCAGGAACCAGTTCGTGTCTGTGCCGGTGCGCGACGAGCCGGTCCGCGGATCCAGCACGCCGATCGCACCAACCCGGTCATCGATCACAGGGATCAGGCCGTCACGCGCGATCAGGTTGAGCTGCGAGTAGTGCGGATCGCTGGAATCGGCGAAGAGCTTCATCAGGAATTCGGAAGCAGTCAGCTCTCGGGCAGTCCACTCGAGTGCCGCCGGCACGATCAGGAATCGCGGCCGGATGTTGAGCTGCTTGCCGGGGTCCTTTGTGGTCCGGTTCAGCCGCTGCTTGACCATTGCCGAGATCCCGGCCTTCAGCGTGGTCGCACTGAGGGCACCGGTCCCGAGGTTGGCGTGCCCGCCGCTGGTCGTGACGGCCGTGCTGTTGAACACCGCGCCGCTGTCGCTGACCATGGTCGGGTTTTGCAGCATGACCGAGTAGACCATGTCGGGCCGCAGTTGCCTGGCGGCCTCGCCCATTTCCATCGGCATTCGTAGGATGGCGCCGAGCCGGTCATCGATGATGTCCTGCTCGTCGACGACGAACTGCTTCGCGTAGCGAGCGATCGAGTAGGTCTCGTGCGAATCGCTCGCGGTGGCGTGATTGGCTGTGCCTCCCCGCGGCAGCCGCTCGAGCCTGGCGCTGGCAGACAGACTGATGTCCTCCTGCTGCAGGAAGTTCGGCACGTCCTCCTCGTCGCACCAGCCGGCGGTCGTGTCACCGATCGCATTCCAGCCCTCGAGCAGGCGGGCATAGACGTTCGTCGAGAAGACGTACGACAGCGTGGCTCCGCTGGGCGAAGCTCGCAGCGCGTCGATCGCTTGCTCGACGGTTCGCACACTGCGCCCGGTGTCGATGAGCAAGCACTCTCGCACCAGGTCGTAGGTGCTCATTCCGCGGAACTCGTCTCCGCGATCGGCGTCCTGCTCGGTGATCCGGTCGCGCTGGGCCGGGGTCGCACGGCCGTTGTGCATCGAGTGCTGAGTGGGATCGATGCCGCTGGTCGCCATGAACCCGGCGGCCAGGCTCCTCGCGTTGGTGTCTCGATCGCGACTGCGCGAGTGGATTGCCGGGCCGCTCGGCTCTCGCCGGCGAATGTCTTCGAGGAAGAGCTGACTCGCTCGCTCAACGGTCATCCCTTCGTGGATGGCTCGCTGCAATGTATCGCGCGAGACATCCTCGCCAGCCAGTTCCTCCAGGGCACGCACGCGGCGGCGCTCGTCGGCGATCGCCCGGCGAGCGATGGCCTCGGGGTCCGCCGGCGGGTCGCCGTCGCTGTCCCCACGGCCGTGATCGTCCGGAGGATCAGCAGGCGGGTCCGCGGGAGGGTCACTGCGATTCTCGCCACCCTCAGGCTCCTGGGTCCTCAACGCCTCGGCCCGCTCGGCCCGCTCGCCCTCGAGGCCCTCCAGGAAGCTCTGAGCCTCCTCTTCGGTCGCCTCGGCGCGCAGCCCGATCGATTCGAGGTACTTGCGCAATCTCTTGTTCATTTGGAAGTCCTCATCAAAATGGTCCGCCCGAATCTTGCTGCGTGGATCCGCACCGATCGGGACGAGCGACACCTCTCGAAGTTGCCACCGAGTGGTGACACGCAGGGTCCGTCCCCGCGCGGTGTAAGTCTTGCCGGCAACGGCTGCCGACTGGCCCGGCTGGATGTCGGTGTATTTCACCGCACGATACCCGGCCGAAACGTCTCTGATGTGGCCGCCTCGTACCTTCTGCCAGGCTCGCTCCGCATCTGCATCACCTTCGGCGAAATACAACCGACCGGTGATCTCGTGCTCGCCGGCCTCGATGTCACGGGCAGAGCCAAAGACATCGTCCAGCGACCAGCGGGAGTGATTTGCGAGCATCGGCACTCGGTCCGGCAATTCCACGCCGTCCATGCGCAGCACCTCGTCGACCAGGCCACCAGCACGCCAGTCGTAGACCGTCACCGGATCGTCGGTCGCAATCACTGCCTCGACGGAGCGATTCTCCTCGTCCGCCGATTCGGCCCTGAGGGTGAACGCTCGCGTGGTGATCTCTCGCGTTGCCGCCTCCTCGACAGTCGATCGAGTGGTCAGTCGTTCCGCCGGAGTCTCCCCTTTATCCCAGCCCCGCTTTGCCATCTCGGTGCCGACGTGGCCTTTTTGCTCCAGCGACATGCGATCGAAGAACTCCAGTGCCTCGGCCTCGGTAGCCGACTTGGGAAGCCCTTTTCGCTCCAAGATCGCTCTCAGGTCCTTGTCCATTGCCGGCTCCGTGTGTCGTCGTTCATGCGATTTGCTGCCGCGATTCGATCCTCTTCGTCGTCGTCCGCGTTGGGGTCGACGGCCGGAGAGCTGTTTTGGCCCTGCATGTAATCGGGGAGCGGTAATCCGGCCGCTTCGAACGCCTCCTGCTCACGCACAAGCGTGGCAATGTGCGTGTCGATGGAAATGCCCCGCTCGGCCAACTCGGCCGTCAGGCTGGACTGCCGCGTCGCCAGTCGCTTCTCTGCGGCCGCCGCCTCCTTCTGCGGGTCGACATGCGGACGCACCGGCCAGGTCCACTGATAACGCACTCGAGGCGGACGGTTGCGGAGCTCGGGGACCGCGAACCTTGCCTCCGCCAGGATCAAGTCCACCAGCCGGTTCAGTGTGCCGTAGCTGCAATCTGTCCCGGACAGCCAGAGTTGGATCGACTGTACAAACCTGGCCCAACCCTGGCCGTCGAAGCGAGCCGAGCTGTAGTTGTGCCGGCTGGCATCCAATCGCATGATCATCAGCGGCATGCTCATCGGCCGGCCGATCTGACGCTGACGCTCGGCCCGGTAGTCGGGATATTGGACCGGCGGCTGGGTCGCGTTGTAGACGAACGGCTTCCAGCCCGGGGGTGCCATCTTGATGGTCCGACGCTCAACCGTGGAC